AAGCACGTTGCTGGCTTGCAGGGAGACGCTGCCGGGTATGTAAATGATAACTTTGTCAAGCCAACCCTCGACATGAATAAGAAGCTGGGCGTGGGGAGAATGGACACCGCATACGCTGCCATTACGGGGAGTGATCAGCCTTTGTCGCAGAGACCGATGAATCTCCGGCTACCCCAGGTGGCAGAGATGGGTGTTCCTGCCGATGCTTACGCGGGAACTGGACCGGCTCCTGCCGCAAGACAGCCCATCCAGGCGCCTGCGCCGAAGGTATTCAGCCCCGACCTTCAACCTTTGCCATCTCATGGTGGAGTTTTTCCGCCATCCCCTGCTCCTGGGGCATCTCCCAACGGCAGGCCCGCATTGTCTCCAGCGACAGGCGCCATGATAACCAGATACAACGGGGATGGCACCAAGACGTTATCAATGTCGCAGAATGGGGGGAGCGGATCGCTTACCACTTCGGCAGCTAACCCAACCGGTACGGCTACCAGGGGATCTCGCACGGTCGGAAGTTCAGCCGAGCAAGGCACCACCAACGCCAACGGTTACGAGTTTACCGGAAGCGCAAGAGACGCGGCAGCGTTCAATGCTCCCACTGGGGTCAATGCCCAGACCACCGCGGCAATGCAAGAGCAATTCGCCAGGATGAATGCAGGAAACGGAAGTATGGGGCCGACTAGAACACCAAGCCTGCACCCTGAAGACGCGGCCCCTACACAGCCAACGATGCTTGGACCTGAGAGTGGCATAGGGTGGAAAAGTCGGAACCTCATGTATCAGCAGCAGATGGAGAACTACCGTACCGCTACCGGACAGGCCGCATCAGCAGGGCTGAAATCAATTGACGAGGCTGGGCAGAACTCAAGAGCGCTCCTCCTCTCCAGGGGGCAGAATGACCGTAACGATATCGAGCGCCAGCAGATGGTGGGGCAATTGGGAGTTAATGCTGCTGATGTGGAGGGCAAGAGCCTCATAGCCGCATCTGCTCGGCAGACTCTCGATCTGCAGAATAAATACATGAACTCCAAAGATCCGGTAGAGCGTAAACGCCTGCAAGAGGATCTGTTTGCACTGAACGCCAAAGAGCCCAAGGCGCCTGCGTATGACATAACCCATAATGAGTACACTGCTCCGGGAGCGCTTTATCCCACGAAAGAATCATTCGCCGTGAATCGGTCAGACCCGAGAGATACGGGTAAGATTGGGGGGAATGCCGCAGGGGGAACACCAATGCCATCCGACCCCAAGGACTACAAAACAGGCATTGAATATACCGCCAATAACGGACAGGTGGTTGTCTGGGATGGAAAAGGATTCAAGCCTGCTGTAAAAAAATAATAAAGGATATCCATGAGCGATTATCTCGACATAAACGAGTTGATGAAACCGGCAAAGGTCAACGTTGACGGCTATCTTGATGAAAACGAGTTGTTGGGGAGAAATCCTGACGGCCCATGGTCGAGAGGGATGGAACAGGCAAAGACCGCCGCAAAACTGTCCACCAATCTAGTAACCGGGGATAACGAATCAGCCGCTAAGAACCTGATAGATTCAATCGAGTATCGACGCAAGAATCCAGGAATACCAGAGGGTAAGGATTTATCCGAAGCGTGGCAACGTGGCGACGAAATCACGGGAGGTATCAAGGAGGTCGGTGGCGAAATCGCCAAGGATTGGCGCGAAGCTCCCGACGCTATATCTGCCCTGAAAGGATTAGGCAGGAACGCCAGGGCAATGGGCGAGGGTATTGTCGAGCAAGTCCCCAATATGTTTGTCCCCACAGCGGGCATGGTTGCTGGCGGTGTCGCTGGATCTCCAGCAGGGCCATGGGGTATTGCTGGCGGTGCGTTCGTGGGCGCTTCCGCGGGAAATGCTTCGGTTGAGGCCCCCGAGATAGCCATGGGCAGTTTGCAAAATGCCAACGTGGATATGGACGACCATTCCGCCATCACCAAATATCTCCAAGAAAATTCAAACGAGATTTTGAAGAAGGCCGGGATAAAAGGGGCAGTAATTGGCGCTATCGACACGGCCATGACAGCGCTTACCGGTGGCATTCTCAACCAGCCGGCCAAAGTTGCGACCGCTCGCATCCTGGGAGAACTGGGCGTAGATCTTACCGACAAGGTGGCGGTCAAGTCGGCTATCCAGACTCCGGTTTTCATGGAGAGATTGGGCACTGACGCCGCTTACCAAGCAGCACAGAAGGGCATGGGTAACGTAGCCAGGAATGTTGGCGCTGCATCGCTCGACCCTATCGGGGAAGGAGCGGGCGAGTATCTGGGTACCGGCCTTGCAACCGGTGAGTATGACGCAAAGAACGCAGCGCTTGAGGCGTTTTCGTCTATCGGGCAGAGCGCCGGAATGTTCGCCGGCCAGAAGGCGTATCAGTATGCGACCAAACCAGGGCAAACGATTCCCGCCGATCCAGCCGGAACACCCATCGATCCCAATCAACAGCAAGCGCCTCCGGTAGCGACAATCACCCCTATCCAGCCCGGACCACCGGCACCGACCGCTCCAGTTGACCCAATCAATCAGGACATAGAGCGTGCGTTCTCCGGGGCTTTCCCCGTAAAGGATGCAGCGATAACCCCATCGGCTCAGCCGGTTGGCGTCAATATTCCAGACACATCGGAATCGTTCACAAACGAAACCTTCGACAACCTTGCGGACCAGGCCATGTCAGTGCAGGGCCAGGCTGATTCCAGGATGCGCGGTCGCAAGTTTGAGCAGATGAAGGCGGATGCAAGTAATGCTGAATCAGCGCAATCAGGGCCAGTGGCTCAAACGGACCAGGAAGTCATAATTCGCCCCACCCCCATGGTCACCGGGCAGCGATCCGAACCAGTACCTATTGAGATCCGCCAAAACCAATACGGAAAAGTTCTTTCCCCGGAAGAGTCTTCAACCATCACCGGAATCAAGCAGGACAAAAAGAATGACGCCCTCCAGACCGGCACGCTCCCTGATGGCCGGAAGGTCTATAAACTGCACGACCAGGACGGGGTTGAATTAACCGGGTGGAAGGTGTTCACTCCGGCCCAGGCCACCGCACCGCAGGCCCATCAGACACAGGAGGCACAGAATGGACAGCGAACATTACAGCCAGGTCCGCAAAGAAGCGATGTGGTCGATGAAAGACCCGGACCAGGAGCAATTGCATATGTGGCGGGCGGATCAGAAGCCGTGGGCGCCATCCCAGGAAGAAATGAAGCTCCTGCAAGACAAGAGGTATTGGGAAGCGATGGAACATCACCCATTCAGGAGAGCCCCCTGCCAGTTCAACCCGCTCAAGTAACCGATGCGGCCGGGACCATCCACAAGATAGTTGCATCACCTACCGGTAGAGTCGGCATCGAGTCCGCCCCGGTAGACGGCAAGCCCAAGACCACGTTCAGCGCAGCGATCAATACCGTTGCGGCCGCAGAGCAGCATTTGCAGAGTCTCGCTGTTCCGGTGGCAACCCCGGTATCACAAGTGGCTCCACAAGGAGAACCTGACATTTTGGTTAACCCTAACAGGAAGCCAGCCAACAACACAGCCAACGCCTCTACTCAAAGCGCACCCACGGCGGTTACTTATCCACGGCTTTCCGATGGGAACATAGAAAACATCAGGAAAATATCCAAACCTCTTGTCAATGCAAGGATGGCCGGGTTCTCTGAAGATGTGGGCGAGTCGTTGGGGGACGGAGATACCTTCAAACTCATGGTTGAGTTATTGCAGTCTCGCAGAGAAAAAGGACAAGTGGCCTTAATCGGAGATTCAGCGCCATCGTTCAATAACCCAACGCTTCGCCAGGAAATACAAGATGCTTGGGGGCGTATCTTAAACAAGCCCGTAGTCGCCAACGAAACCCCTGTTCGTGAGACGCAAAAAGATCACACTCAAAATGAATTAGAAAAACTTTAGGGTATGGCAGTATTAAACATACGTCCGGTTGAGAGTGGACAAAGCAAGGCTGTTATCGGAATAGCAGGGGTTTCAGGCGATGGAAAAACATACACGGCTTTATTGATTGCCAGAGGAATGGTAAATAGTCCTTCTGAGATAGGATTCTTGGACACGGAAAATAAAAGAGGTTCGCTTTATGCAGATATTTTGGATGGACAATTTATGATAGGTGATTTGTATCCTCCATTTTCTCCAAGTAGATATGCAGAAGCTATCAAAGAATTTCAAGAAGCAGGTGTGAAAGTTTTGGTCATAGATTCCGTTACACACGAATGGGAAGGTGATGGAGGATGTGATGATATTGCCAATGCTCCAAAGGCCGATGGAACAGCAAGAAAAGTTTCAAATTGGATTGGTGCCAAAAGAGAACATAAAAAGTTTATGAATGTTCTTCTACAATCAAATATGGATGTGATTTGTTGTATTAGAGCAAGGGAAAAAACAGATTTTAAAGACCCTGCAAAACCCGTAAGTTTGGGAATCCTTCCAATATGTGAAAAGAATTTTATGTTTGAAATGACTGCATCGGTTATGATGGGTAATCAGGGCAAAACACAATTTCATTCTAAAGTTCCATCATTTTTGAAAGAGGCTTTTGGAAACGGACAAGGTTATCTTGGAATCGACACAGGAAAAAAGATTCGTAAATGGCTTGACCAAGGCGAAAAAGAAGATCCTGAAATTTCAAGGATTAAATCAGAGGCTTTGTTGACTTGTGAGAAAGGTCGTGATGCGCTAAATGAGTTATGGAAAGGATTGTCTCCAGAACATCGTAAAAACATCAAAATAATAAGCCATTTTGCATTATGTGCTGAGAGTGCCAAGGCTTATGATGCTCAAAGTGCAGATGATGGAGAAGAAAATCCATTGGAAATTATCAAGGTTTTATTCAAGGAATTAGAATCAAAATTAGACGGTAGTAGCTCAATGATTATCCAAGGTGTAATTGATAATCAAACAACTGCTGAATACGACAAAGTAATCTACAAACTAAAAAAGCTGAAAGATGAACAACAAGCCAAATAGAGTAGCAAGATTAACGAGCAGCAAGGCTTCTTTGTTTATTGTAAAAGGAAAAGGAGAGTATGGTTTTGGAGCAGGAGCGATTACTTATGTCAATGACAAGAAAAAGGAACTAGAATATGGCAGGGGAATATCCCTGCCTATAAACAAACAAGATATACTTTGGGGTAAATTGTGGGAGGTTTGGGTTCATTGGCAATTGGGAGGGGAATATGAACTTATAATTGACCAAACAACAATACATCCAAAATATCCTTTTTGGGCTGGTTCAGAGGATTTCAAAGTAAAAATTGAAGGAGGTTGTATTGCTGAATTGAAATGCTATCAATTATCAAATCATTACGATTATGTGAAGTGTTTACAGGCAGAAAATGTAGAGATTTTCAAGAAAGAATACGCTGCTGAATATTGGCAAATAGTTTCCAATAGTTGCATTCATAATACTAAATTTGGAGAGGCTATTGCTTTTATGCCTAAAGAAAGTAATCTAATTGAAATGCGAGAACTTCTCGAAGATACAGATTACGTAGAGAAGCATTTGAAAGATGATCCGTTTAAATATAAATTCGTTTGGGATAAAGATTTATGGGATTTAGGATTTATTCCAAATCATTCAGATTTTCCAAGTATGGTTAAATTTAGATTTGAAGTGCCTATTGATGACAAGATGTTGTTGATTGAAAGAATGAGCAAAGCCGGAAAACTTTTATTAGGATAGATTATGAAATACAGAAACAAGAAAACAAGGGTTTTGATGCACCTGTTTTACTGCTTGATGCAGTTGCTATTGGAAGTATTGGATGAATTAGAAATCAAATCTCCAAAGGGAATCATCTTGAAAAACACACTTATTGAAATGTGTGAGTTGTTGAACAATGATTGTGCAGATACCTACACGGTTCAAAAGACAACCTACTTTCAAAGAATATCAAATCAAATTCATACTATAATGAGAAAAGAATTTAACCCTGATATGTAATGGAAAATCACCAAGAAACAAAACTTGAAGCTCTACAAAGAGTTCGGATGGCAAATAAGGAAGATTATTGCAAGATATTCAACTTTGCTACTGAATGGGTAAAAAAGCAATTTAAAGTATTCAATGCGAATGATTTTAAAAAGGCTTATTTGGAGGAACACGAAATGCCACAACAGGTAAATTTATTTGGGGCGGTATTTAGTAATTTGGCGAGAGAGAATATGATTTTCTTGCAAGGTGCGGTTAATTCTACTACTCCTGAAAGTAAAGGATGCCTCATAAGGACGTGGATAAGCAGGGAATATAAAGAGAGGCAGAAAAACAATGCCAGTAACAAAACTAACTTAAAACTTGAATTATGACTTGGTTCAAAAAGAAAACGAGAGAGGAGCATATCCAAAAGCGAACGGAAAGCGTATTTGCAGAATTAATAGGCGAGACCGAATTTGAATTTAGTGAATTGGAAACGGTGCAGATTCTAAATAATGTGAGGCGCAGGTTGTCGGAGCATTTGGAAGCCAAGAAGGATTCGTTTTATGAACAATCTACAATTAGTCAGCAAAAGGCAAAAGAGATACTTGGAGCTATAGAATATCTTTAAAATAAAATAGACGATAATCAAGTGAGCGATTATTCTATTTCAAACCCACTAATAAAAAACATATAGTGGGTTTTTTTGTGAAAAAAAAATAAAAAATAGTTTGTAATTAAAAAATATCTATATTTGTAAAGAATTAAATAATCAATGTTGTGATAACATCGAGCCGAAAGTATCAAAAAAAATAGTTAATCGCTTATGTGATTGGCTATTTTTTTGCATTATACCTAAATCTAAAAATATGAGTTTTAATTTTGAATTAGCAAGAGAGATATATGGAGTAAATGCTTGGAGTGTTGATTCCAAATCATTACCTGCAATGCTTCAAATATTGACTAATTCTAAAAATGGACAACAATTAGAATTACCATCCAAGAAATATAATTCAATTTCGTTTTTGAATATTAAAAGCGAAGATGATTATGAGGACTATGAAGAATGTGATGATGAACCTACAAGCGAAGATATTCAGGGAATAGCAGTAATAAATCTTGATGGAGCTATTACAGTTGGTGGAGGAATGTCAAGTTGTGGTATGACTGAACTTTCTGAAAGAATGTTGGACTTGAATAAAAATGATAATGTAAAAGGATTTATCGTTTATACTAATTCAGGAGGAGGTTCTACAATGGCAGTTGAAATAATGACAGATTGTATATCTGAAATTAGAAAAACAAAACCAGTATTCGCATTGGTTAAAAAAGGGGGAATGGCCGCAAGTGCCGCTTATGCTATTTTAAGTTCTTGTGAGCAAATTTATGCTGAAAGCGAAATGAGTATTGTGGGGAGTTGTGGTACAATGATTCAATTTGAGGGAAGGGCAGCTAACACGGAAGATGGAGAAGGAGAAAAGTATATTAGACTTTATGCTTCAAAATCTACTAAAAAGAATAAAGCTATTGAAGAGGCATTAAACAACAATAATTATTCAATTATAATTGATGAAATGCTAAATCCAATTAATGATAGGTTTTTAAATTTACTTGAAAGTAATAGACCAATATTAAAAGGAACTGATTTTAATGATGGACACGATGAATTTGCAAAAGACTCAAAAGGTAAATTCATAGATGGGATAAAAACAAAATCAGAAGTAATTAAAAAGGTTTTATCAAAAACAAAAATAAATTCAAGAACAAATATTAATTCAAATTCAATTAAAATGAACAAAGCGGAAATTAAACAAAATCATCCGGCAGTTTATTCCGAAATCGTTAGTGAAGGAATAGAAGCACAAAAGGAAATTGTTGCATCGTGGTTGCCTTTTTATGATGCCGACCCAAAAGCGGTAATGGAAGGAATTGCAAGCGGTAATCCTGTAAAAGAATCACAAAAAAACGCTTTCTTGGTTGCTATCGCACAAAAAGGAAGGTTAAACGATTTGCAATCAGATAATGCGAAACCAATTGCTACTTCTGAAACACCAACAGAAGATAATGGTAAAGAAAAAACGGCTGACGAAAAAGAGCTTGAATCAGCATTTGATTTTAAACTTTAATAAATTTAAGATATGAGCATATACGCAACACAAAGGAATGCAACTAGAAATAGTTCTACCGTTGATTATTTATTGCAAAACATTTTCACGTTTGGAAATCGTTATGCATCTGGAGTTTTTATCAATAATCTTGGAGAATCATTAGAGGCACAAGATGGGATTTTAGTGGTAAGAAATTCAGGAACTTTTGAAACTGCAACAGTTAAATTTGTTGCTTTGACTACTGGACAAACAATGATTTTAGGAGGTCTTACTTATACTTCTACAGGAGCTACTACTGCTGCTCAATTGGCTACTGCTTTTGCAAACTTAGCTGTTGGAGCAACAACAGGGGCAGGAACAGCAACAGGGTCTTATTCTGGAACATTAACAGGATATGCTACAGGAGCATCGGTAGGAGCAAATTTAGATACCGTAGTCTTTACTGCCTCAACAGTAGGAGCTAAAACTGATTTAGCTGCTACTGGAACTGGTACTGCACCAACTATTACAGTTGTAAATGGTACCTCTGGAGTCGATGAAGGGTTTTCTCCTGCTACTTCTGCTACATTGGCAAATGTGATTGGTATTTTAAAAATAGAAGGAGTAAATACAATGGCCAATGCAGCTTCATTAAATGCAAATTATTGCATTTCTGGAGACATTGATGCAGGATTGTTGATTTTGCCAAATGGAGTTACTTTGGACTCCATTGTTGGTAGTTTAGCATTAAAAGATATATTAACCGCAAAAGGATTCGTTTTGAACAACGTAACTGAATGCACAAAATACGACAATTAATTATGGCTATAAGTGTAATTGACCACAGCGCAAAAATAACCTCAAAGGTTGTAGGGAAGTTTGAAGAAACTATTCCAGTTCGTTCAGGTTTTTCTGGATGGTTTCCAGAAGAAACAACTCCTACATTAGAGGTTGATGTAGAGGTTCAAAGAGATAATGATTTGATTGCGGTTGACGTAGTACGTTTTACCGAAGGAAGCAAAACAAAGTTTTCTAAACTTTCAGAACACAAATACATTCCACCTTATTTCAAATTAGACTATGATTTCCAAAGAGATCAAGTTTATATGAATACTATCGCCTTGGGCGTAGGTATGGGAAGTGCTAATGTGAACAGCGTAATTGCTAAAAACGCATTCAAAGCCGTGAACAAAAATAGAGATATGATTGTTCGTGCTATCCGTAAACAACAAGCAGATGTTTTACAAACAGGAATTGTTACTATGACCAATGGTGATAGTATTGATTACAGAAGAAAAGCATCATCTATGGTGAATGTTGATACTGCTGGAGATTATTGGAGCGTTGCTGCTACTGCTACTCCTTTAACTGATATTCGTAAAGGAATGGACTTCCTTAGAAATATTGGAAATTCAGGCGGTTCTTCCGTAAACGTAGTAATGCGTTCTGCTGCTTTAGAAGCATTATTAGCTTCTACACAAGTAAAAGAACAAGGACCAAACGTTATCCAACAAATCCAAAGAGTCAATATTGGAATGCCTCAATTTGAAGGTGCTTCTGGATTTGCACATCACGGGATTATTGCAGCGGGTGATTTTACAGTAAATCTTTGGACTTACAATGAAAAATATACTGATGCTAATGGAGCAACTCAATACTACTTAGCTGAAAATACAGTAGTAATGATTCCAGAAGATTTCCAAGGGAAAACAATTTTTGGAGGTTTGCCAACTTTGAGCGATGGTTCAGTAGCAGGTATTCCTGTAGATATGCCAACAGTTGTAGAGGCGAAATATTTGATTCGTTCTTACAGCGATAAGAAAACAATTTCAAGCACAATTGAATTGAGTTCTGCGCCTTTAGTGGTTCCTTTCACAATCGACAAAATTTATACAATGCAAGTTCTTGCGTAATTCAATAGGATATGGCAAAGTATAAAATAGCTGTGATTGGACATTTGTTAAAAAACAATAAAGTCGCAAAATTTGGGGAAGAAGTAGATGAATCTCAATTAACCAGTCCTGCAAAGGATTTGGTTAAAGCGGGGTTCATAACTGAAATCGAAGCTAAAGAAATAGTAACTATTTCAGAAGATGTTTCAGAGAAAGTTTCTAAAAAAGACGAAGTTAAAAAATCTCTTAAAAAGTAAAAGATGCCGATTAGCCTGTTCGATTTAGTTAAAAGGGATGCCAAGTTTTTCATAAACAAAGGAGGTTATCAAGTCGATATTGAAATGATAACCAAAGATGGTAGTAAAACAATTAACATAACCGGATGGGCTGTAAAGGTTTCGGGTTCTTTTGATTCAGACGGGAATCAGGTAAATACCAAAAACGTTCACATTACTATTGATGAATCTATTTTAACTTCTTTGGGCTATCCTGTTAGAACTAACAAAAAAGGTATTGCAGAAGTTGATTTGATACAACACAAAGTAAATTTCAAGGACAGTTCAGGAGAAGTAAAAAACTATATAGTCAGAGAGAACATTCCTGATGAAAATTTAGGACTTATAACACTTTGGCTTGGGGATTATAAACCATTATAGATTATGGCTTTACTTACGGAAGAAATAGGCGCACAAGGCTTTGAATTGGTTGGAAATAGAATTGCTGAAATATTAGTAGAGGAAATTGCCAATCAAGTTACATTACAAGGCTTTGAAGAAACAGTAGAATGTTTTTTAGAGCGTATTGAGCCGATGGACAAGAATGAGGATGTAATGATTTCAGTTGCCTTTAGAGAGGGAGATTATGAAGGTCAAACTCAACAAGATGTTCAAGGTCAATATATGTATTTCATTGATTTATTTGTTTCAGGATATGGTCAAGCAGGTACAGCACCGAGTATCATTTCAAAAAACAAATTGTTTCGATATTTAGGTTTGATTCGTTACATTTTGAGTTCGGGTAAAATGCCAACATTACAGTTTCCTCCAGGGTTAATTGGTGGGAAGTATATCAAGAAAATAATCTTGGACACGGACTATTCAAACTTTGGAAATCACAGTAATTACGATGGAGCTTATATTCGATTTGCAAGGATTATTTACATCGTCAGAGTTAGAGAAAGTCAGTTATTGTGGGAAGGAATACCGTTGGAAGGTAATAATACCAAAATAACGTATGAAAACACCACAAAAGGAACACAATTAATATTTAATAATTAAAAAAAAATAATTATGGGTACAATCTCAACAGCCGTTGGTCTTGATAGAATTTCGAGAGTAAGCGGTTATAATATTAAAAAGGGGTTTTTCAATAATGAAACCCAAAATCTCCCACAAATTATAGCTGTTTTTGGAGAAGCTAACACGGCCAATCAAGCAGGATTGACGGTTGACAAGGTAGAAGTTACGAGTGCTGCCGAAGCTGCTGAATTGTTTGGTTACGGATCGCCACTTCACAGCATAATGCGTGTTTTACGTCCTGTTAGTGGGGATGGAGTTGGAGGAATACCAACCATTGTTTTTCCACAAGTTACAGCAGGAGGAGCAACAGCTACAGTAAGAGCTTGGACAGTTACGGGAACAGCCACGGCAAATGCTACTCACAAAGTAATTGTAAATGGTCGTGATAATTTGGATTTCCAACAATATACTTTTGATGTTGCCATTGGAGATACACCAACAATAGTTGCAGGAAAAATCAAAGATGCAATCAACGGTGTTTTGGGAAGTCCTTGTTCGGCTGCCAATACTTTAGGAGTTATGACTGCCACTTCAAAATGGAAAGGCACCACAAGTGCAGAATTGCAGGTTTCTATTGATTACGGAACAAATGCTGCTGGGTTATCTTATAGCCAAACAACATCTACTGATGGTGCTGGTTCGGTTGATTTAGCTGCATCATTAGCTCAATTTGGCGATGATTGGTACACAATGGTAATCAATCCTTATGGTACTGCTCAATTGGATGTTTTGGAGGCTTACAATGGCGTTCCTAACGATACAAATCCAACAGGACGTTATTCAGGTCTTATCTTCAAACCATTTTGCGCTTACTTTGGTAGCGTATTGGGAGATAAAGATGATTTAGCTTTGATTACTGACGATGCCGACAGAATTAGCCAAGTAACCAACGTTCTTTGCCCTGCTCCAAATTCAAAAGGGTTTACGTATGAGGCTGCTGCCAATGTTGTTGCTTTAGCTGCCGTAGTTTATCAAAATTCTCCAAACTTGGACGTGAACAATTTGTCTTACCCAGATATGCCAATTCCTTCCGATGGGAACATTGGAGATTTGAAAGACTACAATAACCGTGATTTCTTGGTTAAAAAAGGATGTTCAACAGTAATGTTAGTAAATGGTGCCTACGTAATTCAAGACTTGGTAACTACATATCATCCTGCTGGAGAAGTTCCATTGCAGTATTCTTATGCAAGAAACTTGAATTTGGATTGGAATGTTTCAGATTCGTACAGAACATTGGAAACACTTTATTTGAAAGACAAAACATTGGTTGCAGACGGTCAGATTATCGATGTGGACGGATGTATCAAACCAAGTGAATGGAAAGGTATCGTTTACGGTTTGTTTGATGAAACGGCTCAAAAAGCGTTAATCAATGACCCTTCTTTCTCAAAAGACAGTTTGCAAGTTCAGATTAGCACAACAAATCCAAACCGATTTGAAACTGCTTTCAAATACAAACGTACAGGAATTGCAAGAATCGAAAGTACAACTGCAAGTGCAGGATTTTAATTTTAAAAAGTAAAAGTTATGGCAAATTTTTTAGCAGGAGATATTACAGGGATTTCAGTCACCCACAACGGGAAAACATACCGATATTCTCCAAAAGCAAATGAAACTTTTAACATTGATAAAGGAGGCAGGAGAACAAATGACGACAACAGTCAATTGACTTCTGACTTTCAAAACATTCGACAAATCAATGCTACAAGATGGTCGTTGGATGGCCCGATTGCAGCAGACTTTGTGAGTGGAAATGAAGAAGATACCTTGAACCTGATGGCAGGTTCTCCAGCAGAAGGTGTTTGGCAAATCAATCATATTTCAGGTGCTATTTGGGTTGGAAAAGGAAGTCCGGTAGGTGATATTCAAGCGGATTCAAATGCAGGAACAATCGCTTTGAAAATTAGCGGTGCAGGTGTGTTGCAAGCAGTAAAATAATAATTAAAATAAGGTAGAAATGAAAAAAGCAGTAATTAGTAAGGAAGTTGCGTTGAATGATTTGGAACAGTTTGTAAACAAGTTTGTAAAAAAACCTGTTGCAAAAGAGAAATTGGAAGAAACTTATCCTGATGTTTTGGATGCTATTATGGACGGTTATTTATCTTTTGATGCAGGGTATTTACCAACATTGAAATTGAAAGACCCAATTAAATTAGAAGATGGTTCCATTCTTCATTCTGAAATTAATTTTAGAACAAGAATTAAGCCATTGACTTTAGCCAACATCGCAAAAGGATTGAATCCTCAAACCGAAGTTTTTATGTTGCAATTGAAAATGACTTCGTTCATAATTGACAAAGACTTAGAAATGTTGGATAATTTTAGCCGATATGATTGGGATGTAATTCAACAAGTTTCAACAGTTTTTTCATAGGCTGGGAGTGTGATGGATTAGACAACATTATTAAAAGCCTAGTGGATTATCACCATTGGACTCCTAAAACGATTAGTAAGATGTATGTTGATGATATAGATTTCAATGGATTGCTATACTGGTATGATGAATTAGTTAGAATCAACAAACAAATGAAACAAAGTAAATAATTAAAACCTCCAACAGCAGTAAGTATGTTGGAGGTTTTTTTCTAAAAAATAAAAGTTATGGCAGTGGCTACGATGCGGGTACCAACAATTTTTACGGCACAGGATAAGTTCTCGGCTGTTATAAATACTATGACTAGAAACACCAGGACTTTTGCTGCTGGAGTTAGTAGGTTAAACAGTCAGATAAATAATGAAATGACTTCTATTAACCGAATGGCTAAATATGCTGCTATTGCTGGTGGAACAATGTTATTTTATAAAGCAGGAGAAGATGTAATTGCATACGAACAAGCGATTGCAAGTTTGGGTGCGGTTACAGGAACAGTTGTTGGGTCAATGAATAAGGATATTGAAAGTTTAGGAAAAGAATCTAAACGGTCAGTTATTGATATTGCGGCATCATTTGAAAATATTGGTTCAAAAATGTCAGAGTATTTAAAAAACCCAACTGCTTTACGAGAAATTGCGAAACAATCTATCTTAATGGCAGATGCTTCAAGAATGGGTGTTGAGGAATCAACGGACAATCTAACATCCATATTAAACCAATTTAAGTTAAGCTATAAAGATGCTAGTAGGGTTGTAAATAAGTTGTCTGCTGGAGAGGATATTGGAGCGAGTACAATATCTGAATCTGCTGATGTAGTTAGGCAATTTGCTGCTTCTGCTAGAATGGCTGGTGCAGATTTGGAGGAAACCATTGCATTAGTTCAAAGCACTACTAAAACATTGGGTAAACAAGGTGTAGGTAGAGGTTTTAGAAACTTGATGATTGATTTGAATACCGGTCAAGGAATGGATAAAAACAAGCAAAAAGCATTGGCAATGGTTGGAGCTGATATTAAAAAAATTATTAATCCAACGACAAAGTTTATAGACAAATTAAGGGAAGTAAAAAAACTTCTTTCTAATAAACAGGCGATGGGTATGTTTTTCAAAAAAACAGGATTTGAAACAGGTGCTACTTTTTTAGGTAGTTTTGATATGTTTGAGAAATATTTAAAATTTATTGAAGATAAAAATACTGCACAAGCCAAAGCGGATAAAAATAACGCCACTTTTGCGAAAGGATGGATGGATTTGAAAAGTGCATTCACAAACGCTGTTGTCACGGGGGAAAATGCTGGTTCAGGATTGGAATTTGTAAAAGATATTATGAGTTGGATGATTCCTAATATGCGTAATTTGGTTAATTTAATATCAAGTGTTGCAGTTGCTTTTTTAGGATGGAAAGCAATAGTGGTTGTGGTTTCTTTGATTAATGGGATTATGTCGGCATTCACAGCAATTATGAGTGTGCATAGATTTGTAGTTTTATGGGCTACATTAACTAATACGGGTTATGCTGCTTCATTGTGGGCGGTTGCCGCTGCTACATTAGCTGCTTATTGGCCATTGTTATTGATTGCAGGGGCGTTAGGACTTTTAGTTTATGCTTTTTGGGATACTGGAGAGGCAGCAGAATCAATGGTTTCAAAACAAATAGGAGGACTTGATAAGTCAAATATGGCTTGGGTAAATTCAACTAAAATTCAATCAAGGGAATTACAAAAGCAAAAGCAATTAATGGAAACGCATAATCCAAAAGTTAATCAACTATCATTCGGAAAAGATTTGCAATCATTTATAGCTCAAAAAAAGACAAGAGATATTACAAACGCCAAAGAGGTTTCTGCTAGAGACGTGTTAGCCAAAAAAGCTCCTCCATTAAAATTATCGAATGTAAATGGAGTTATGTCTGTTTCTGGAGGAATGCCATTAACAGATACTTCAACATCAAAACCTAAAAATCTTGCTGGAAAAAATCAAGCAAATACGCAAGAAATTATGAATGCTTTAAATAGAGGTGGTGGAACTCTAAATTTGAATGTTAATGATCCAGGAAAAATACTTGAAGTTGATGATAGCCAAGTCAAAGGAATAGCAGTGCATACAACGAGTACTAAAACAGGTAAATAACTATGAACACAACCGACATACATTTATTTGAAACAGGAAGCGGAGGCGATTTTGCCATTGTAAACGACGATTTATTGATGGGTGAATCATTATACCAGCAAATCTATTTAGCGTTGTTTGGGGGCAATATTGAGGCATCCACGAAGCAGTCTTACCTTGAAAGTGAGGAGCGTTTTGATTATTGGGGAAATTCATTGATTTGGAATACCACAAAAACAAAACAATTCAATTCAGAAACCGAAAGAATAATTCAAAATACAACATTGAATAGTTCGGGTAGGTTGACTATCTTGCAAGCAGCTAGGAATGATTTAGAATACCTTAAAGGAGTAATTAATTTATCAGTGGAAGCCACAATTGAGAGTACAAACAAAATAAGAATCACGGTCAGTTTTAGCGAGAAAACAAACCAACAAGACAAAGTTTTACAAATGGTTTACAATAATGCTAAAAATGAAGTAATAATTGAAAAAATAATATGAAGCCAATTCCTAAAATAACAGAAATTTATTCCAACATTTCAAGTGATTTGAGAAGCAAATTAAATTTAGCTAGTGACTACTTGAAGAAAACACTTGATGCTTTTGCTTTGGTGTTGTCAGCACAATTCCATTTGGCATATTTATATTTGAAGGATATTCAAGATAATATGTTTCCAGATAAAGCCACGACAGCTGATCAGGGAGGAACATTGGAGCGACAAGGAATTATTTATATGAATAGAAATCCTTTTCCTGATTCCGTAGGTTCGTTTAAGGTTGGTGTTACGGGTGTTGCAGGTTCTGTTTTGAGAGTAAATTTAACCTTTAAATCAAATGAAGGAACTCTAAACCCTGGTCAAGTTTATATTTTAGATTCGGAATACACTTTGACAGGAACGGATGATGAAATAGAAGTTCGTTCGATAGGTGCAGGAGTAGAATATAATTTGAACGTTGCCGATAATTTGACGATTACGGAACCCGTTATTGGAGTTGATAAAACGGTTTCGGTTGTAGAAGTTTTAGTTCAGCCAAAAGCAGGAGAAACCACAGAATTATATCGAGCTGCTATTTTGAGTGCAATTCAATTAGAACCACAAGGAGGTTCGAGAGCCGATTATCGCCAATGGTGTACCGATGCACAGGGAGTAAGATTAGTTTATCCTTACGTTAGGGATATTGATGCAAGTATCATTGATTTGTATGTGGAGGCAACTTTGGTAGATAGTATAGACGGAAAAGGAACGCCTTCAAATGCGCTTCTTTATGGAGCTGGAGGTGTGGAAGATGTTGTTGAACAAGACCCTGACATTACCAAACCAATAAATGAGCGAGGAAGAAGGCCAATGCAAGCCGATGTTCAAGTTTCTGCAATAACACTTGTCCCAGTTGATGTTACAATTTCAGGATTATCAGATGATGCTCAATCAGTACGTGATGCAATTGAAAGTAGCATTGTTGACTTTCTTTATGATGTAAGACCTTTTATTTCGGGTGCCGATTTAAGAAGAAACAAGAACGATATTTTGTATTCAGGAAAAGTTCAAGGAATTGTTACAGATGCTTTGACCAATGGCAATTTCTTTAATGTTTTGACTTTGTATGTTGATGGAAACGAGATTGTATCTTATGAATTTACTCTTGGAAATATTCCTTATTTAAGAAATTTAATATTCGTGTAATATGGCTTATGAAGTAACAGAAAAAAGTACCGTTCACGGATTTAAAACTCCTCACGGATTCAAAACGCCTCATAGATTCCCAACAGGAAACAAAGCGACTTTATCTTCGATAATGAGTGATTTGGCTTCGCAATTATATCCAACGGGTAGAGCGTTTTATATGCTGAAAGATAGCATTATGAATAAGATTCATCTTGCTTTCAATATGAGTTTTATTCGATTGATAAACGATGCAAATTCCACAATAGATTCTACTTTTCCCGACAATGAAAATTTTAATATTGATGATTGTGCTTTGTGGGAATATCGTTTTGGAATAGTAACAGACCTTTCGTTAAGTGTAGCCGACAGAAGAAACGCTATTTTAAGAAGAATGAGTAGGGGGCGCAACGTTCCTGCCAGACAACATAAAAACTATATTGAATATCAATTACAATTAGCAGGATTTGATGTTTATGTTCACGAAAACACAAGACCATTTCAAAGACCACAAGATATAATTTCGATGGCAGTTGCCACGGTTCAACACGGAGGAACAACACAACATGGAATAGGAGTTCAACACGGAGGAGGGAGTTCTCAAGTTATAGCCAACTCCTATAAGCCAAACGAACTTTATTCAGTTGATGACAGTAAATTATGGGCGACTTTCTTTATAGGAGGTAAAATATTGGGAGATATGGCAAACATTCCTCCAAAAAGAGAAGAAGAATTTAGGGAATTAGTTTTAAAATTGAAGCCATCGCATTTAGTTGCTTTTACTTTTATTAATTTTACCGATTATGTTACGCCAAGAATACATAATGACATTTACAATGACGTTTATAACTAAAAAATAATAATTATGCCAATTACAAGACAAGACGTAAGTGACGATATTGTTGCTAAAATATCAGGAAAAACAACTGCCAAAAGTATTACTCCTACCGAAGATGGAGCCAATAGGGAATTGATGATGAATTATTTGGATCAGGAAGTTAAAACAAGAATAGTAAAAACGGTAATTTCAGAATCTCAAATATTGCAATTATTTACAACTCCAATAACTATTTTAGATTCAACAGAAGCGGGAAAAGTAAAATATCCTACGAATGTTTATATCAAAAGAAATGCAGGAACAGCATATACTTTAGCGACACCATCTTTTTCTGTTATAAATGATTTTAATGCAGTTATGAGTGGAAATTTAAACCCTAATCCGTTAACAAATGACCCTGTAGGTTATTTTCAAGCAGAAATAAATGTCGTTCAAAATTTAAGCGGAGGAGATAAAAATAATCTTTATAAGTTAAAAGCTAATACAGGAAATCCAACAGGAGGAACAGGAAGTATAGAGGTTTATGTTACCTATGTAGAAATTACACTTTAAATAAAAATATATGATACCATTAAAAAATAACGCTAACGTAGATAACAGCGATTTAGCTAATTATCCCGATGGAAGGATAAAAGATAATCAAGGTTCAGGAGATGGAACACCTGTAAATCGTTCAGTATATGGCGACCTTCATTCCAACATATCAAAACTAATGCGGTTGTATGATATTGCGCCAACAGGACTACCAGATAACGAAACAAGTGGATATCAAATAATTCAGGCTTTGTCGGCATTGGCTTCAAAGAATGATTATATTTATCCTTTGACTACAAATGGAACAACAACGCTTTCCGTAGACATTAAATTGTCTTTGATGAAAGACAATGAGTTTTTGATTTGTTTGGCTTCTACTGATAAAACAACAGAAACATTGATTAAAGGTTCTGGCCCAGTAAGTATGTCTGTTACTTATTCAGGCAATTTCAAAGCAAACGAATATGTTAGGGTAATCAAAACAAGTGGTGGAGTTTCGATTGTTAGAGTAGCTGATTGGAATAGTTTAGATGATATGTGTACCGAAATGAATTTTCTAAAAAAGGCATCACAATCGGAAGAAAATGCAGGTGCAATTGATACTGTTGCCACAACTCCATTGGTAAATAAAGTAACTTATGCTTTGAGAACTATTGGTGCCGATTCAGTAAATTATTTAGCCACAGCAATGAGAAATGGATTATATCCAAAAGAACACTTTGCTATCGTTGCAGGAATTGGGGCAAGTCCTCTTAAAAATTACGGAACTATAAGTTTAGATATAGGGGCACCTTCAGGGAATATCCCCAGTACTGGGGATTTTAATACACCCGGAGTTCCTTATGCTGTTATGGTATCAACTGGAGCTGATAGTCTGGTTACTGTTACTATGGCAAACGCAATGACAGGTTCAGGAACAAATTACTATTGTAGAGCTTTTGTTCAAGGTCAATCTTCTAGTTTGTTCTCTGACAATGATATTTGTTGCCCTGTTTTTAAACCTTTAAGTAATACGCAATTTGAAATAGCATTTAGAGAAGTTGCATCGGTAGCGCAATCATTAAAAGTACATATAGAAGTAGTTCAATTATAAAAAAAAATAATCAATGAGAACGATAAAAAATTTAGTGGTACCGCAAAATGACGATGCCAAATTTCCTTTTTCTACAATCAAAAATGAAACCGATACAGAGGAAGGTACTCCTGTTGTTGAGGAAATTTATGGGGATGTATTGACCAATTTGTATAAGTTGCTACAAGTGGTTGGAATAATTCCAACGGGTACACAAGATAGCGACACTTCACAATATCAGATTTTGGAAGCATTGAAAAAACTGCCAAATACCTTGAATGACATTGAGCAAATTTTGACATTGACGGGAACAGTTTGGAGCATCCCTTTGCCAATAGAATTGTTGCCAAATAAATATTTTTTTGTTGCAAGAGCTACCGATGCTTATTCCAATGGAGGCACTTATACGTTCAAGGGTTCGGGCGCAACAGAATATCCTTTTTCAAGTTCAGGTTTCAAGGCTTCTGACGAATTATTGTTGATTATAGATACTTCTGGAGTCAGAGCATATTCATTGGCTTTTTTGGAAACAGTTACAGATGATGTTTTCACGGTTATGGGTTTGCCAATTGCCTTCAATGATAGCAATAAAATGTACTACCAATCGGGAGGAAATATGATTAGCGATACACCAAGTATAAATTATTTGGAAAGCATAATTCGAGTTGATGTGAGTAACGGAACTGTTATTGTAAACGATATTTTGATTTCAAACGGATACGTGCTTTGTTTCTGTTTGATTCCAGCTTCCAACACTTATTTTTTCAGACAATTTGCCTTGACAGATTTAAGCGTTTCTTTTGCCGTGGCTTTGGTGGGAACTTCATTTGCCAACGCAAGTAATTTTGTTCCTTATGTTTACGCAAAACAAGCGACTGTTTATGTGACAAATGCAATGAACTCTAGCGCAAATGATTATTCTATTACCAAATTGATTTACAATGTGGGAGCAGCAACCTTGACTTTAGCTTCAAGTTTGAACTTGGATGTTACTTTTGAAAAAACATCAAATTCAGTCGTGAAAAACGAATTGCTTTATACTTTGGTTACAGGAGTTTTAAGTTCATACAGCCTCACCACGGGAGCAAAAACTGTTTTAGGTGATTATGGTAGTATAAATGGAAATCTATTCGGATTCAACGGGAAAACGTATTTCAGTTCTGGCGAAATTGGCAAATCCTGGAGTTTATAATTTTTTATTATGGCAAATGTTTCATTCAATGTAAATACTGATGCTGCAATCATCTTAACAGCAAAATTGGAAAGGCTTAATAAAAGTGCTTTTCCTTCCGCTGTGAGGAGTTCTCTTAATGATGCCAGTTTCGCAATGAAACAAAAAGAGATTTTGGGTTCAGCTAAGCACAATATGAAGGTTAGGAATCCGTCATTTTTCAGGAAGTTTACGGGAGTTGAAAAAGCCAAAGGATTCAATGTAAATTCAATGTATAGTCAGGTGGGTTTTATAAATACTGACCCAAATCCAATCAAAGGAAAAAAAGCTATTGAAGGAATGGAATCAAATGAGGTTGGGGGAACTGATAAGACAGGGGCAATGTATCTTGGAAAGGCTAGGGGACAAAATAGTCTTAAAAGAAGGGTAAAGATGGAAAAGCGGTATGATAGAAAAAAATTAGCACAAGGACATCAAAAATCTATCAGGAATCCAAAAAACAAAGGTCAATCAACTGTAATGGCTATGATGGCAGGTTGGCAAGAAGGAAAGCCAGTTTTTATTAGAGCAAAATCAGGAATTGGATATGTGGTTGAGGTTAAAAGCGTTTTTAATATGGCTACTGGAAAAAGAGATTTTAAAGTAGATTTTTTGATGCGAAGCCGAAAGAAAAAAGAAGCAAAAGCCAAAGCAACACATTTCAACCAAGAGGCAGCAATTAAAACCTCAAAACAAATTGAAGGTTTTTATTTAAAAAATAGTGAATACCAATTTAATAAAGTTCTAAAATCAACAAGATAGCAAAAAAGCCAATCAACTAAGATTGGCTTTTTAAATATGACAATTATAACTGAAAAATTCTCGTCTCTCAAATTTTTTTTATACAGTATATCTAGTTATAATCATCTAAAATGTTTTAAAGTTGAAAATTTAATTTTTATTATTTCCCACCAAGAATGAAGTTGTAGTTGATAAGGAAAAGAATATAAATCATTTTTTTGTTTTTCTTCTATTCTTTTCGTGGATGATTCTACCATTTTAGTAAGCAATAAGTTTTGTTCTATTAAAAATTCGTATGCTTCTATACTTCTTTCTGGTTTTCCTATTTTGTATCTATACAATACTCTTTTAATTAAAAACTTATCTTCATCGGTTATTGTTTCGTTTAATAATAAATTAATGCAGAAAAGTAGGTCTTGATTATTAGGGTATGCTCCACCGTGTACAATTAAGTTTAATTTTTTAGTGTTTTCCATTTTTTTATATTTTTAAAAAGAAAATCCCTCGTTCTTTGAAACTTGCGCTAACAATGTGTTTCTCGGAAAAAGGGATTCGGTTCTTTATGTGTTATTCATTGTTAGCGGTACAAATATAATTATTAATATCATTTATTTATATCTTTGTTAAAAAATAAATTACTATGAGTTGGGAAGAAAGAGTTGACAGTATAAAGTTTAGCATCCAAACAGGTGACGGTAAAATATATTTTCCTTTACAAAAGGGGGGAGAAACGGAAAGAGAATACAATACTTCTTCTTTTGAGTTTATTAATGTTTTCGGGTCTTTAATTGACAGAAAAAAACCTCAGTCCAGAAAGATGCCGTTGGTTTTTTGGTTCGTTGGAGCCGACAATATAAGCCAAGCAGATGAGTTTGAAGAATCTGCTAATGATCCACGGCCTTGGACTGTAACACATCCATTTTATGGGGTTATAAATGGACAACCCATAAGTATAAAGCGTGATGATAGTTCGCTGAATGTTACGGAAGTCACAGTGCCTTTTTGGGAAAGTATTGATGCTGATTATCCATTGACAAACTTTTCGGTTAAGGATAATACAATGGACAAACATCAAAAAGTTTATTATGATAGTTCGCAAAATGCAGTTACTAATGTAAATTTCACTTCAAGCGATGTTGGAAAGCAAGCTGCAAGCATTACGGATATGGCAGGAGCGATGAAAAGTATTCAGGACAGTAATACCTATGCCGACTTCCAAAACGCTCTAAATTCAGGCTTAAAAGCGATTGATAAATTGTTGGAAAATCCCTTGAATGCTATTCAAACAATTCAGAATTTCTTGGACTTGCCATCTACTTATGTTCAGGCGATAGAAGGGCGTATTGCTTCTTACGAAAATATCTATTATAGATTAAAATCTTCCATCAAAACATTGGCAGATAAAAAGTATTTTGAATCAATGGCTGGTTCCAATATTGCATCGATGTGCGTGACAATGGTAAACCCACAAGCAGGGGATTATGTTTTGGTTTCGGACGTGGCTAAAATGACAGACAGATTGAAAGCGATTTACCAAGACTACCAAACTACTTTGGATGATTTGAAAGTTTCTGTTTATGACGTGAACAACACCTACAATGCGGATGCCACGGTACAAACAGAATTGAATACTTTGGTAAATTTTACGGTTGCCAATTTATACAGAATGTCATTTGAAACCAAGCGAGAAAGGATTGTTTATGCTGCCAAAAAAACAAATGTAATTTTGATGGTTCATAGGTATTTGGGATTGGATAATGAGGATGAAAATATTGATACTTTCATTAAAACCAACAATATCAAATTAAACGAATTGTTCTCGATAGAAAAAGGCAGGATGCTGAAATATGCAAAATAAAAAAATTTTTTTTCTTGGAACATTAATAAATTTAGATTATGACTATCAAAATAAATGGCAAATCTTGCGAATTTTTCACGGCAGGAAGCATCACTTTGAAATTAGATTCAATCGCTTCCACGTTTGAGTTTTCGTGCCGTTTCAGTCCACAAAATCCAGACCATCAAGCGTTGTTGAAGCCTTTGCAATATTTACCTGTGGAGATTTTCAATGCCAAGGACAAATTAATTTTTACAGGTACCATCTTGAATCATCGTTTTAGGAGCAACAAAGGACGGGAATTGGTGGTAGTTTCGGGATACTCGAAAAGCGGTATATTGGAGGATGTCACGATTCCAGTAAGTGCCTACCCATTGGAAAGTACCAACCGATCCCTGAAAGATATTGCCGAAAAACTTTGTGGATTGTATTGGATAAAAGTCTTGGTTTCCGACCAAGCAAAAAGCATTTCAGAGGGAACTGTCAAAGAAAAAAAAATTTTTTTTTCTGCAAAGTCCACGTATGAAACCATCAAGGCAAAAGCAAATTCCGTGTTTGGGAGAACTTCGGCCAGTCCTACTGAAAGCATAAAAGATTATTTGGCAAAATTGGCAGGGCAAAAAAACATCATTCTTTCGCACAATGAGAAAGGCGATGTTTTGTTGTTTCAACCTGATTTGTTGCAAAAGCCAAAGTACTTCTTCACAAAAGGAAATTCGCTATCAATGTCGATGGATGTAAACGGACAGGCTATGCACTCGGAAATAAACATCGTCAGACAGCCCACGGACGAAAATGCGGGCGTATCTACCACGGACGTATCACGGAATACCTTAATATCAAAATATAGGCCCACCACAAAAATAATGACTTCTGGAGATGACACCGCTACGAAAGACGCTTCAAAAAATGAACTTGCGAGTGAGCTAAAGAATATCGTAGCAACTGTAGAATTACAAGGGTTGTTTGATGAAATATATCCTGGAGAAATAGTTAATTGTCATAATCACTATATTTATAATTATGCTTACAATAGATGGATGGTGGATAGTATTACATTAAAGTTTGATGAAAAGTCAGATACCACTACTTTGAATTTGGTCCCACCGGAATCATTTTCAGGAGGTCCTTTAATTAGGAATTTATTTTTTAATCATAGTGATCCAGATCATTATATGGAAATGCACTTAAATGAAGATGAAAATAAATATTTTGGAAATAAAGATATTTTATAATTAATTGTATATTTGTAGAGCCAAACAGATTAAAATATTAGAGAATAAGCCTTTTTAACGAGATACCCTGTTTGGCGATAGGTATTGAGTTATAAAGGCTTTCTTTTTAAATAAAATATTATGGATTATAGCAAAATTTTCACATTAGAACCGATTAATTATTTCTGTGAATTTGACAAAATTTGGAAAATAGAGGAATGGCGTGATATACCAAATTACGAAGGAATTTATAAAATTTCTGATTTAGGTAGAATAAAATCTTTGAGCAGAATTATTTTAAAAAAAAGAAAATATCCAAGTATAAGTAAAGAAAAAATATTAAAACTAGGAAAAGATAATAGAGGATATTCTAATATAGTACTTTGTTTTAATTCTAAACGTAAAACTAGAAAAGTTCATCAATTAGTTGCAATTGCTTTTTTAAACCATACCGTTTGCGGAAGCATATTAGTTATCAATCATAAAAATTTCATCAAAACTGACAACAAAAAATTAAATTTAGAAATTGTAACTTCCCGTGAAAACTCAAATAGACAACACATAAAGAGTGCTTCTAAATATACTGGTGTCAGTTGGTGTAATAAAACAAAAAAATGGAGAGCAAGAATAGGGATTAAATTTTATAGAAAACATTTAGGATTGTTCATTAATGAAATCGATGCTTATAACGCTTATCAAAAAGCATTATTAGAAATAACGTAGAAACAATATCTTACAAATATAAAAATAATTATTTTTATTAAACCCTTGTATTTACAGGGGTTTTTCTATTTTACTAAAAATAATTTAAAAATAAATATAAACAAATGTTTGTTTATTCAAAAACATTTATATCTTTGACCCAAGAAATTAAAACATAGGAATTATGGAAACTACACTATTTGAAGTAAAATTTTTTGATGGTAGAATATTTAGAGTATTCTGTTATGGTAAAAATCAAAAAAATAGATTTTTAGACTCTACATTTAAAATTGCAAAACAAATTGAAAGTATAAATGAACTTTCAAGCGGAATTCATACAATATCAGAATTTGAAAAAATAACTAATAATTTATTGTAATTATGAAGCGAAAAACACAAATAACGATAGCTTTAATAATAGCTTCGTACTTCGGTACCAGAATTTTAGTGAGTTTAATTTTTAATATTTAGAATAATGAAAAATCTAAAAAACATCGATTTTAAAGATTGCAATATTATGGTTTATTTGAAAACCAATATATCAGGTAAATTTGAAGCGGTACAAAGTTTAAAAACCTTTTCAATTGCACCAAATTTAATGTATGCAGTCCTTTTCCCGTATGAAAAACTTGAAAGGGTAAAAGAGTTCATTAATCAATATGAAGTGGCTTGTAAACAGCATAATTATACTTTGCAAATACGTTCTTCTATTGACAGAAAAAAAGTATTACACCAAATTAATTAAAATCAAAAATTATGACAGTTAGAGGCGTTACCATAGGAGACAAATTTAAAATGGGTGGTAGATCCACAAATATTTATGAGGTTGTAGATTTTTATACTGTAAAAAGTGCTACCACAGGCGAGGAAATAAGGATTGAATGTATTGCAAAAGGCATTAATACGATTGCTACAAATAAGTTTGAAGTAGCTTTTGCAACGGTAATTAGACATAAACTTTAAAACTATAAAAATGGCAAAGAAAGAAACAAATTACTGGTGGGAGATAATCTCAATTGAAAGAGCAAAAAAATTATTTGAAGAGGGTAAAACGGAAATTTACCAACTCTTTGATGATGACACGGAAGCGTTGATTTTGGACGAAAATGACTTGAATCAGGCTATTGAATGGGGTAATGAATTAGCTTTACAAAACAAAATTTTAGCATTATGATAAAAGTATTGGTAATTATATTTTTCCTGATATTAGTTTACGCAGGACTAACAAGTGATAGACACGATTTGGATTGAAAAAAAATATTTTTTTTTCGTGGTAACTTTGAAGAAAAATAATTTTTTTTTCTGAAAATAAATAATTTTTTTTTTTTCGTGGTAACTTTGAAGAAAAATTGTTATGATAACATTCAGTAAAATAAAAAGTGCCACGATAGAGGCGGGAAAAAGAATATTAAAAATTAATCAATTTGGGGCGAAAACGGCCAAAGAAAGCTATCCTTTTGGTTTTGATAGCCAACCCCTTGAAGATTGGACGGCTATATATTCGGAAACGTCCAACAAATCGGAATCCGTGATTATTGGATATATAAATAAAAATCAATTAGCTGAGCCAGGGAGCAGCAGGATGTACGCATTAGGGGAGTCTGGGGAAGTAGTGGGCTTCGTGCATTGCAGGGCTTCGGGAGTTCTGGAGTTGAACGGGAGTTCGTTCTCTTCGGTCCGGTTCCAAAACTTGGTCCAGGCGATCAATGCGCAAAATGTGTTGATAAATGCGGAACTTTCAAAAATAGCCGTTTCAATTGGTTTATTAGGTGGATCTTATGTACCTGGAACCATAAGCACTAATTTAACAAGTTCAGAATCGGCCACCGTTAAAATAAAATAGAATTTCAAAGTAAGAATTAAATAATATCTTACAATTTACAAAAAAGTTTTAAATCGTTAACCCTAGTATTTACAAGGGTTAACGATTTTTTATGCAAAATAATTAAAAAAAATATGAACAAATGTTTGCACAATAGAAAATCATTTGTACATTTGACCCAACAAACAAACAAACAAATAAAACATTATGAAAACATCAAACTTTATTCAAGCATCTTTATTAGTAGTATTTTCAACTATTTTAGTATTAGTACTAATTTTTGGAAATATGAACGCATAAACAAACAAACAAATAAAACAACAATTAAAATTTAATATTATGAAAGCTTTTAATATCTCAGAATCAAATTTTTGTCAAGAAATATACACAACTGACGGCACAGGTTATAAGTTAGAATCTCAAGAAATTTCAAATAAAGACAGCAAGTTTAAAAACAACTTTTTAGATGGAAAAACTCTTCGATTCTTTCGTAGTATAGGAGGAAAAGAAAAAGTGTATCAAGGGTCAAAATTTGGTATTGGTTGCACTATTTGTGAATCAATTTCTCCAGATGGAAACACTAAAAAATTAACCTATTTCTTTTATTAAAAAAATAACAAGCCGTTGCATTTTAGATGCTACATCTAAAATGCAACGGCACAAAAAAATCAATAACTTAAAATTTAGAAATCATGACAAAATCAGAATTAAAAAATAGAATTAGACTTCAATTTGCAGGAGCTGGACACTACAACGCATTTGTAACACGTTACGGGAAGGAAGGAAGTATTTTAGTGACAGACATGACGTTAATAGATGCGATTAAAAGTGACGAGCCTTGTTTGGGAACAACTGCCAAACAAGCCTTACAAATCATTTATAATAAAGCAAAATGAGAATTAAGCCACGCCCACCGCACCAAATGGAAAATACAATCAAAAGC